CTTTCAGGATCATGGTTTGAATTGGTTTGTTTGGTGATAGGATGGGGGATGATCCCTCAAAGATCCCAGATCATTTCATTCATCTCATCGGCATCGATCGCGGGATCGTTCCACTTTACACCGTCGCCAGTCTGACCGATGTAACGTCCAATCTGACCCTCAGTCATGCAGCGAACGAACTTATCCCAAGGGGTCTCCAGACCCTCACGGTAGGTCACACATGCTTTCGCTGTGTTGTACAGGAATTCATCGTTCCCGATCCAGAGGGAAGCGTTCCAGGTTTCGTAGTTTGCCCAACCGTTCATGCTGTGTCCTTTGTTTGGTTTGTTTGGTATGTGGCCAGTATAGGGCCACGTGGTGGGAAATCCTGCTGATTAGGGCCAGTTTACCCAACTGGCACATGGTTTTCTTTCTCTTTACTTCTCTGCAAAAATCTCAGTGAGTTTGGATTGCACATTCATTGCAATCTCTGCCTCAGTCTCACCATGGTCTTGATAATCTGCCATGGCATCATAAATCGCATCTAATTCCTCTTCAGAGAAGATTTCAAGGAGTTGGAGTTTGGGTTGCATTGTTTTAGGAAGTTTGTGTTACTTAGTGAAGAATCAGTTAATGATACGAATCAACCTACACATGCCATGGGAGCATACTCTGAGCGAGGCATTTTGTCGGTGTGGTAGTCAGTAACCGTAGCACCGCTAGCGATACGCTCTGCCCACTCATTACGTGCTGTGAGTGCTGTCACAGTGCTGTATGACTTGGCACCGTTATCATTGAAGGTTACACGCTTGTTGAAACGACGAACTGTAACCTTCATTCCTTTGATCTCATCAGACTCTGCAATGAATGCCTCAGGGAAGAAATCAACGGTGCAGATTGAGTTGGTGAGTTGCATTTAGAAAAGTGAGTTTTTTAACTTGTGGCCACAATGGCAGATCTGAGAGGAGAAAGCAAGGGGGCTTGTGACACCTTGCCGACCGTCACATTCAATAATGATACTTACTGCCTGCATAGTTGAAGTCATCCATTGGGTCACCAGCTGGGTTCTCTAAAGTATACCTAACTGAATTGTCCCAATCTCCACGAACGATGTCATTTAACACGTTAAGAACATCTACCTGGCTTTCGGTGTTCTCATCCAGAATCTGAATGTAAGCATTAAATGTTTCTTGAGTGACAGTCATTGATTGTTACTTAGTGACGAATGAGTTGTTAACAATATTCAAGAAAAAATCCCGAACATGGCTACAATACCAGAACGGGATTAGAATTCAAGGTATACTGTGACACTTCACGAACTGGCACAGGGCCCCTTGACAATTGTACTTGTTAACAATTAGAACATATTTTCTTGCATATTACTTACACTTGAAGACAAAGCTTCATCTCCTTCTAATCCTAATAGCTTTGCCCACTCATCATCATTACGTGGAAGCTCTAGGTCATCATACACGTACATGTCTAGTGTTACCTGTACCTGACGCTTGTGTGCAACAGACATTACGTGTGCCATAGGTGAGTGTGCATCTCGTACTAGTATATCATGCATAATGCTTGTATGCAAGCTCAACTAGATCATGTGTATCTCGTGCGTAATCCTCGTCGAGATCATATGATGATGTGTCGTATGCACATGTGTCATTCTCGTCGAGATCATCATAGAGTGATTCAATGATGTCATCTAGTGTGAAGTCTTCGTACATGAACTCTAGTCGAGATTGTATGTATTGATTATAGCAGTATATATGCAATTCTAGACGAGATCTATGATAAGTGTTGCATATCTAGTCGAGACCTTACTGAGAAAATTCTGATGAATCTCTGGGTTGACAAAGACTCTTTCCTCTGTTAGAACGGGCTTTACTCACAACGACTCCGCACATTCTTCGCACATTACTAAGCATTTCTTCGCACATTCTATGAGGTTTTCTATAGGGTATTATTGGATAGTATCCAGAGAACAATTCTCAATAAGAAACATTTTTACCAGCCATATTTAATTAACCTTTTTTTAACTATCATCAATAGGTCTTTTACTACAACTTTCTTGATGTTTATACATCCAAGTATACGGTCTCCAATGATGTTTAGGAGGGAGACAACCACAGTATTTGCAAGGTTTTACGTTCCATGGATTACTTTTTTTAATTACCATTTATGTAATGGGCATTTTGCCGCATTTAACTTAGTTTTCATTCTCATAATACAACCACATTCTTTACATAAATCACGTCGTTTATTATATGAATCACAATCAAAACAAATAGATAAACGTTCCTTTTGGCTAGTATTCTCTGCGAATAGACCTTCATCTAACTGTTGTATAACATCTTTGGATGTAGTAAGTAAAGATTTCATTTGTATGCCAAGAAGTCTGAGTTCTTCTTTATGTTGGTTTAACCTCTCTTTGTTATCCATTTGATGGTGGTACTTGTATAATGATTTATGTCTGTGGATTCACCTTAGAAAGTTCAGTTGTTTGATTCAGGGTTTTGTTTGTATCTCTATCTGCTATTGCGAGGATATAACAAATCAGACCAACAGTAATAAAAATAGATGAGAGGAAGATGGTAGTAAACTTCATGATTGGGGTAAGAGTTTAGATGATGAAATGATCAATAGGAACGTAAGCATGATTACCACGTCCCATGACTTAGTTCGGATAAAGAATGGAACAGAGATCGCATCACCAATGAACTGCATGATGACACCTAATTGAAGATTGACATGGAGAATGATGAAGTATGCAGTGACCACAAGAAATGATCCTACAATTCTACCAATGGTGTCAATCTTCATTTTCATAATGGAGTATAATCAGAACCAGCATATTCTTCTAGGTTAAAATCAACAACTGTCGAACCATTATTGATTCGTTGTTGTGCATCATACATCGCTTCAGATTTAGTCACAGTACGAAATGAAGTCATTGCTTGTTCAACACCAGGATGCCAGCTTATACGTTGAACAAAACGCTTACCTGTTCCGACTGGAAAATAATCAACTTGAACAGCAGAATCAACGAGTTGCATTTTAGAAATGAAAATGTGTTTGTTGCTAGTTCCTATCGCCGCTGACTCTGAACTAGCAAGGGAGTCACCGCAGTTGAGTGGTATTTCTCTCAACTTAGCCAATATACATCAGATTGGGATCCTGGTCAAGGGGTTTATACAAAGAATGCCTCTAATCCTTGATATTGAATCGGCATTGATGTATATGGACGTGTGTCCTTAACATCAACTACCTTTCCTACTTTCTTATGATTGATTGGTGAATGGTATTGTTGTTTCTTTGTATTGTAGAATCCCCAAATGCAACGAATGTCATTACCACCGTTGTAACTAAAGCCAGGATTGCATACAGTCCAGATTGCAACAACATTACTTTTAAACTGTACCGTTTCATATCGGTAGCCTGTTGGTGGTTCATGTGGGAAATCAATTGGAAGTTCAATCATTCTTTTCACTATCCAGTATATTTTTCACAAACTGTAAATTGTAATTGGGTTGCATTAACTCTTGAAGAATTGATTCTTCATCACTATTCCAAAAGTCTTCCCAATCTTTAGGGTCAGTGGTATCTTGAATGTTTGTGTTGATCATGACAAAGGGATTCGTTGGATAGAACTAGTATAGCACCTTACAGGCGCTTCTGATGGCAGCCAGGCTAGTTTATTAGTTTGCCCACCGCTTGTGTTGGTTGAAGTTTGCAGCACTGAAGATCTCACGGTCTACAAGTTTGATCATGTCACCATACTCATCTGAGATAATGAAACCTTCCTGCTTGATTTCCAGACCATTGATGTATGATCTTGGGGCATCACTGATGATCAAAGAATCCATCAGATCCTCCTTCATTTCAATCACCATCATATACAGATTGGCAAGATACTTGCAACCGAAGATCTCAGTAAGTAATGCATCGTTGATCTCTTTGCCTTCCCTGATGAATGCATTGATGATCTGTTTGCAGACCTTTGCAGTCTTCTCATCAAGAAAGTTGACAACATCTCTGTTGATGTTAGGTGCAGAAACACCCTCTGGTTTGATACGATCAACACAAGGCTGCACCCACTTGACCTTTGAACTATCATCAAAGAGTTGCAACAATGGGAATGCAGTCATCTCTCTAAGATCATTTTGCTCATCCATGTCAAAGTAGAAAGTATGAGGAGCAATAATGATCTTTTGAGTTACAAACTCATTGAAAACATATGTGATAGTATTTTGACCGAACTTGGTGCCATTACCCCAACCAATGAAATCACCCTGATAGACTTGATTCACCCGTGGAAGATACTTGAAGCAGGCATGAAGAATCTCTGCCACTTCATCATCATAGAATTGATCAATCTCATCGTGAGAGTGAGCAACACGAATCTTTTTCTTGTTGAACACAGCTTTGGTGCCAACAAAGAATGTACCAGTTGCAGGATCAGTTCCCCATACAATTGCAGGAGAACCGTCCATCTTCACAGAAATGTGTGAAGGATTGTAAATAAGGTCAATAGCAGACAGATCACCAGTCAGAATAGAATCTTCAATGTGTGAGATGTGCTTGTTCTGCATTGAGTCCGTTTCCTTTACTTGGCCAATATACACTGGATATGGGCCCTCGTCAATGGGTTCTGACCAGTTCGTCAACTGGCACAATCTCTTTAATATAATATGTTGCAGAGGTTTTACATAAAAACTTTATATTATTACGCTTCGTTCTACGCACTATGCTCTTAACCTGATTAACTGTATGACCCTTACTTCTTGCCCATTTATTCAATTGTTTTACAATTTCTTCTGTGCCATCCCTATAAACAATTTTATATGTTTTTGCATTAGGATTATTTTCAAGGGTCATTTTTTGGCGTTTTCCCCTAAGTTCTTCTGACACTTTTCCCCTACCTTTCCACCAACCTTCAGGAATCTCACCTTTTGTCATTTTTGTATCTGTGCCATTTGTAATCCAAAATCTACCTTTAGTTGGTGCTTCTACACCAAGTTCATGATACCATTGAACATCATCAGATATTAACTCACTAGGATCAGGCACACCAGGATCGAAGGACACTAGGCCCTCAAAGAATTCTTTCATCTGCTTTATGTGTGGTTGAATGTATTTATCAGAAAAGGGTCTTTAAGACCCCTTTCCTTGCTTAGTAACCACACATAAGCAAAATTATTTATAGACGATTGCCTTGCGGTCTGGGGAACTCATCGCCCAGTTCGGGAATTGGCCTGTGACCTAGAACTGCCTCCAATGCCGCAACGGCATGATCCTTTCTTTTACCGTGATAATCAATCAGATCTTGAATACAATCACGAAGATCCTGATAGAATACATCAATACTTTCTACGTCACCATTCGCTCTACCTTCATTGAGATACTCATCGATGGATTCAGCTAGACGACCCTTACGTTGCTCTTCAAAAGATTGATTTGAGGGAATGAATGGGGCATTTTCAAAACCGCTATTGTATGGACTGTTCATAGTAGAAATCACTGCTTACAAAAAGGCATGTACAACTCAGATTGATGTGGATGTTCATGGTCTACGACAAGACCAGGGATGAATGGATGGCCAAATTCCCACAAAACAGTGGCTACAAGACCAACAAATAGATACTTCATTTGACTAAGAATTGTTTTTCATAATTTAGCAAATCTTGAGGAACGATATCTCCAACATTGCCATCATATTCTACAGCATCTTTCCATTGTTGTCCAACCTTCTCATACAATTTGATGCTAAGATGCTTGTACTTTAGATTGGTGGGAATATAAACCTTGTAATTACTTCCATCATTATCTGTCAACATACTCAACTGCTTGTTCTCATCCTTGGTGACACATACTGTGGTTCTTGCCAGATTGAACAGATTCTCAAAGTTTTCATAATCTTTCAGATACACATCTGGATTGTCCATAATCATCCTGGCGATGAATTGTGGAGACAAGCAATGATCATCTGTACGCTTTTTTGAGTCATTCAGTGCTTCTTCACTGATCAACCCAGTGCGATTGTATCCTGAACAGAACACAAGATCATAGTAGATGCGCGTGATTGGACGAAAATAGTCAGGATCATTCCATAGCTCCGCGTTGGCACAAAGTGCATTGAAAGCAGCGCGGCAATAAACTCTCCAGTCTTTCATTTGTTTGTTTTGGGATAAGCAAGAAAGTAAATGCTATTCAAAATATCATTGTACTCTTCATAAAATTTACTACCTACGACCTGACGCTGCTGATCTTTACGAACAGCGTCAAAAATAAGTCTCCAGTGGCGCTGATTAAATTCGATCATGATTCAAGCTCCTTGATAGTATGCATTACGGTAAAGATAACCACCAGTCCATTCACAATTCTCAAGCACAAATTCACGTTCTTCAATGATCAAGAGGTTGAAACGAACACCTTTAGCTGGTGCTTTGATTGATGCTGGTTTGTAGACCTCACCAGTCTTCTTATCAATGAAGGCATGAATTGAATCACGCCTACCATCGATAGTCATAAAAATCTTGTGATACTTACGACCCACGGAATCGAGATAGAATCCATAGTTGCTACCAGTTTGTGGCGCAGTCTGTGTGAGTGCATCACAAAGCATCAGACAACACTTAGTGACATTCAGTTGAATGGTATTTCGAGCGTCCATCTGAGCAGTGTGTTGTGCTAGTGTTGCAGTCATGTGGTGGGCCATCCCTCTCAACTTGGCCAATATACATCGGATCCGTGCCTATGGCAAGCGATTAGACCAGTTCAAGAATTGGTTTTCTTGCGGCGGGCCCTCTTGACAGGTGCTTTAGCCTTTGTTGTCGTTTTCTTTGCAACAGTGGGTGTCTTGATCGCTTCTGCCTTTTTCGCTATGGGTTTTTTAGTTTTTGTTACTTTTGAGGACGATACCTTGCGTTTGGGTTTCTCTTCTGGTTTTAATGAGGGATCTTTATATCGGACATCAACTTTTAGACGTGGTTTCTTTACCCTATCATATTGTTTTTGCATGTGCTCATGGCATTCAAACCATGCTATCTTGTTTATCTTTCCTTCAGTCCATTCCATACGAATAGGAAAAGTTTCATATGGAAACAGTTCTGCAATCTTTTCTTTACTAAGGCGTGACATTAATATATTTTCTGAAGATTTTATTGCATTTGTTTCTAAAATGCGTATACAAAGAATTGTTGAAAGAGATTAGATCATCATGGTCACGATCATGCATATACTTCTCAGACATCATATCATAGTATCTCCAGGCCCGCAAATCTTCTATGTCTGTTATGACTGATGTTGTCCAAAATACAACTGCATATCTATCACCTCTAGTGACTTCATTAACACGATGAGGAGTACCAGTCTCATATGTAATGGATTCTCCTGGTTTAAGTTTAAAACTTTTCTCTTCACCATCTACTAGTAGAACAAGTTCCCCACCATCATAATCATCTGGATTACTTAAAAATATAGTGGTACTAAAATGGCCGCATTTTGGTTCATCAAAATGTGGTTTATAATACCCACCCTTTGGTGTCCTACTTACAATTGGATCAGAACTCATGAATGCATAAGTATACTTCAAAAAGTTCTCATGTGAATCAAGAACATAATGAACAATAGATGGGTCTATTTCACATTCCAGATTTTTCTTTACTTTATGCAAATCACCCCTTACGGAGTCATATGTTTTCACTCCATCTTGCCATTCAGCATATTCCAGTTCATTGAAAATTGTTTTGACTCTGGAAGCAGAGAGAATTTTACACGTAAAATAAGACATTATACAAACCAAGTTACGATAGAATATCGAGTGCCAGATTCAACTGGACAAACTCTATGTGGATAAAGAAACGTCGCTGGGAATATTACCATTGAGCCGGGTTCAATTTTCATTTTATGTCTCCCACCCCAAAAATGCAACTCCCCTCCTTCATAACCATCATTTAATCCAAGAATTGCTGTTAGTGCTCTATTAGTCGATGTTCCATGATCAACATGCTCAATGTATTCACCACCAGCACGATATCTTAACATTGTATATCCTGAATCAGTTTCAATGGTCAAGTGCTTGAATCTGGATGCATAATCATTTAGTTGAGCATTGAACAGTTTGAATAGTTTATCATCCAATTCCTTTTCTTTAGGCCCTCTTTCAGTTGAAATCTCAATTAGATCACACTTTCTGGATTTTGATGATTCATTCTTGTCTAAGACATCACCAGTGGTTAATGCTGGTTGCCATAACGAACTATTATCATCGAAATAGTTCATCATTTCTTGACAGTCTTCTGGTGAGAAGATATTTTTGTAGTAAACAATACCATGCATGAAATCATCAGCATATTGTTTTTCGCCCGTATAAATGTTTTCCATTTCTGTCTTAACGTGTGGTGGTGGTCTCCAACCCATTTTAACATATTCCTCAGATACTAGACATCTCATCAATGATTCATCAATTTGACCCTTGTTAGTATCTCCAGCACAAGATGCAGCTGCACCGTCTGCTCTCACATAATGTAAAAATACTTGAGAGCAAAAAGTACCCTCAAATTTATCTCTCCAGTGTGGTGAATAACATCCAAGAAATACAACACCATCGCCTGGTTGCATTACTACTTCTTGTGGTTCATTATTATGATCACAAATGTAGATTGGCCAATCAGCATCTGCATCCAAATTTACAGAGACTGTTAACTCACATGCTGGTCTATCTGTATGCTTCTTTAACTCTTCTGCATGTGAATAGATCCTACTATATGCATAGGTTGGTAGAAGTTGAGTCTCAACAGTTACAGAAAGATCGTTAACTTTTTCATGTAATAGTTCTACTGATCCATCATGATTGTATACGCAGGCTGAGTTTGGTGCCTGACTATCACCTTTGTACTTGTTTTTTTCATGATCCTTTTTGAGTTGATTTGACAACTCTTTTGCAGATTCAATATCAATAAAATTAGGAATCAGCAAGTAGTTATTTTCAAGTAATAATTTATTCATCAATCAACTCCATGAATCCAACCTGTGCAAATATATTTCGTCTCTGACTTTGGTGGATATCCGCGATGTGTATATGTCCATATAGCTGGAAATACCAGCATTTTTCCAGTCTCTGGTTGTATTTTTGTTCCATCAACAAATTCAGTATATCCTTCATCATGGATATCATTCAAATACCAGATAAATGTAAGATATCTTGGGTTGCCATTACCATCGTCAGAGGAAAAAGCAAAATCATGGTGCCAACTATAGAATCCTCCTGGTTTTGTTTCTTGAATTTGATACCCTTGATCTCCCCAATCTTGGCAATACTGGGGTATACCCATGAATTTATGCATATCACAATACTTTTTAAAATATTTTGATACACTGGCACAAAATTTATTATCTTCTTCTTCCCAATCTGGTTTCGTGGATATCACCAGATCCGTTGACACTTTCAAATTTTCATTTAATCCAGAGCCAACTATTCCAGGATATTTTCTATCATCAGTCTTGAATTTTTCAATACAATGATTACAAAATTCTTCGTCTAATGCATTCGGAAACTCAGTGATAAAGTCAGAAAACTTATAATTAGGGGCATCAGCATGTTGTATCATAAAATCAAGATTAATGGATATGCATTACTCCATTTGCATGGACATGCGGCATTGATGAGTTATATAGGTGCATTTGTCCATGTTGAATACCAGCACCCAAAAGTCCAAAGAAAACTAAAACTGGCACATACTTAATGAATTTCATATGGTGAAATACTTATTTCAGAAATTATTTATATTCGTAAAAGAATCCATTGTTAGTTGTGTAATGTATGTTACCTATACCAGCTTCTTTGAGTGCTAATGCACATATAGGACAGGGTTTTGCCATACGAAGTTCATCATGATTATGACCACCCAACCTTGCAACAACTATTGTATCTGCATCCTCTTTACATTTAATTAGAGCGGCAATCTCAGCATGAAGATAAATTTTCTGATGCAATCCAACACGTTCGGCAAACTTGGCTTGTATTGGATGTGTTTTTGATTCAAGGTTAGTTGCAGTACAAAGCACTCTATTTTTATTGAGAAGAATTGCTCCTACTTGCTTTTTAGATGATGAAGATTTAGCGGTCTCAATCACCAGATCGTAAATATTATCTGATAGCATTAGCGGCGCACCACAGAAACAGCGGGTTGCCCTTCATTGAATACGGTATTGACAACTGCCTCAACGCTCCTTGCAGTGCTAAGGCCCACCTTATCAAACACTGGCACACATACTAGACCAAAAGTCTTCTCAGCGCCTCCTAGACGTATTACACGCCCGATTGACTGACTGATGCCAATAAAGTCCATATTACGCATGAATAGAACTGCTTCAAGTCCTTTTACATTGATACCTTCGGACAAGATAGAGTGATGCATTACAACAAAACGAGTATCATCCTGACCCCACTGATTCAGTGTCTTGAAGAACTCCTCACGGGAAACTTTGATGCCGTTGATGATAGCACCAGTCTTGCTGGTAATATACATCCAGTTATAGCCACGTTGCTGAAGTTGTATCGTGAAATCAGATTGACCGATGAGACGAAGAATCTGTTTGGTAGAACGTGCTGCAATCAGAATTTTGTTGAGTGAGTTTGCATCAATCGTATCCAGCAGATTCTTGTCATCAGATAATTTGAAATCACCCTGAGGTAATTGATGAACAACAACCTTAGGAGGAAGAATGTAACCTTCCTCAACCAGTTTTGGTGCAGGAACATTACAAATTACCTGACCATAAACTTCAGGATCGTTCATTCCTGGTTTGAAAATAGTAAGAG